GTTCGTTGTTTCAATCCGCCAAATTGAAGAAGTCGTGCGATATGTCCTGGCCAGGATGGAAATTGAGGGCGAACAGAGGACCAAGCTGCTGTTCGCATCATCCAGCGAGGTTTATGGCAATGCCGAAAATGTGCCGACCACCGAGGAGGAGCCGGGCCGCTTCGATCACATGGGAGCAAGGGGGGGATATGACGAGGGCAAGCGAGCAGCCGAGACAATGCTCAATACATATCGCATAGAGAAAAATGTGATGAGCGCCGTTGTTCGCATCTTCAACACCTTTGGCCCAAGGATGAGGGCAAATGGCCGTCTCGTTCCAAGCATGGTGCGGGATGCAATTTACAAGGGCAAGGTGACAATATGGGGCATGGGTTCAACGACAAGGACGCTGCTATATGTCGATGACTGCGTGAGAGGCATAATGGCGGCGATGGAGCATCAGTTCCAGGGTCCTATCAACATCGGCGGCCATTTGGAATTGATGATCAGCGAGGTGGCCGAAATCATTGCGGGCAAGCTGTCGGTGCCCATCGACTACGACATGAGCAAATGGGACCCAATAAGCCGAAGGCGGCCCGATATCAGTAGGGCCGCTAAGCTGCTGCGTTGGGAGCCAAAGATAACCGTCGATGATGGCATCGAGAAAGTTATTCAGTATTGGGAAGAGAAGGACAGGGAGGCGGAGTTTCAGAGCATGCTCTCGAAGGAACACGACGCAGAAGATATCATTGAATGGAGTGAGTCATGAACTGGATTGAGATGCTTTTCCTTGGAGATAGTCTGACAGCTGGAAGCAGAGACCCATTCGGATTGTGCTGGCCTATATACATGGCTCAGATTGCCAAGAAAGAGGCGGTAGTGCTTCCTGACATCGAGGCGAAGGATGGCCGTACGAGCTCGCAGCTTGTTCGCCTGGCCCTCGATAAACTGCGGGCCTCCCCAGCGAAGGAGGTCTTTGTTCTAATCGGAACGAATGATGCCAAGGATGAGATCAATACGCCCCTGCAGCTTTATCTCGGAAATGTTGGTCTAATCGTCGAGTGGTGTAATGTTTTGGGGAAGCGCCCCTATGTGATGACGATTCCCCTGCCGCTGGGCTTCGGTTCACCAGGCTACACGAGAAAGGCGCTGGACCGCATCAAGGAATACAATCGGGGACTTCATGAGCTTATGAGCGGCCAGAGCGATGCGATCGTCGAATGCGAAAACATCCGCAAATTCACCGACGGCATTCATCTTACGCCGGAAGGCGCGATGGAGATAGCGAGTAGAGCATGGAGGAAGGTAAGAGAGAGGCGGACGTTCATCTAAGCAATTGGTACGAGATCATGGCCTCCGACAATCCGCTCAGGAGAGTTGTTTGGGTGGCGGGCGGGGCCAGGCAAAACGAAAGCATGGTGGTGCATCATCTAAGGGTGATGCAGGACGACTTGCTTGCTGCCAATCCGAAGATTGAGAGCAGCCTATATACCAATTGCCTGGATGTGGAGGGGTGGCGCAATAGCTATGTGGTCCCTCATGAGACGGCGGCCAGCAAGCTTGACCATATATTCCAGATACAGACGCACATAACATGCGCGATGTATCAAGAGGAGGGGCTGACGGCAGACCTCTATATCACAAACGGCCTTGCCTCGGCCTGGGCCATATATGGGCATGGGATGGCGCTTTGGAGACGACCTTTGCCGCCCGTGATTGCTGTGATGGCGAAAGCGCCAGAGGAGCTTTGGGATTATGTGACCCCTGAGGCGGCAGAGTTCATGCTGGCGTCTATGGCAAGGAGCGAAACATTTTGGGTGTTCACTCTCGACAGCGCCAACGAGGAACGCATAATGCGTAAGCTCATGGCCGCCGCCGGCCACCCTCTTTTTCCCCGCATTCGAAGGGCCAAGAGCTATAGCTGGCAGGATCGCAGGCCATGGCGCGGCAAGGAGGACGTTGTCGTATGGTCTGGAAGGGCCAGCAAGATGAAGAACCCAAGCATGGCCGCTGAGGTCTTTGCGCTTCTTCCAAATATCCGCAAAGAGGTGTTTCTTAGCAGAGAGGCGGGTCAGATGAGCGCGGAACATAAATCTATGCTGGCCATCGAAAATCTGCGGGTACATGCGGGTGAGCCGCCTGAAATCTATCGAGCACTCACAAGGAAAGCAAAGGTTCTGCTGATTACAAGTCACGCGGAAGGTCTACCGGCGGGTTTCATCGAATTGATGGGCCAGGGATGCGTTCCCGTTGTCTGGAATAGGCCATGGACCCACGATGTAATTCCCGCGGATTGGCCCTTGCGATTCGATTCGGTCGGCGAGGCGGCGGAGAAAGTGCTTGATGCTCTGCAGAATTACCCCAGCTACTCGAAGAAGCTCAGGCGATGGATGAAACGCAGGTTCGGCGCGCCGCTGAATTTTGCCGACCTTGTTTCGGAGGTGTGGAGAGACTATACAATAAAGCTGGGCGATAGAATAAGGGTCCTGAGCGAAAGAGGAGACAGGAGATCGCTGTAATGGCTGTCAAAAGAGTGGGCGTGCAATCCATTCCGCTGGCGCATGTGCATCATAACCCTCTGAGTGCAAATGAGGAGGATGGGGCGACATTCAACAGGCTCAGAGAAGAATTGAAAAGTCACGGGATGCTTGAGCTTCCAGTGATGCTTAAGCAAGGCTCTCGATATCGCATCATCGCAGGCCACCATCGAGTAGAAGCCTGGTCTCAGCTCGGCCATGATGAAATTGATGCTATTGTGCTGGAGGGCAAGCTCAGCAAGGAGGAGGAGTTCAATCTCGTCAACAATCTCAATACAGTGCGTGGCGGATTGAGTGTCTCAAGGGTGAAGCGTATCATCAGAAAGAATGAGCTGGACGTAAGAGAGCTGGACCTTTTCAAATATCCGCTCACCAGGTTGATACCGCAGCAGCCGAAGCCGATTGGAGATAGCACGCCTCAGCGCAGGGCCAGGATAAGAGAAATGGCACTCAAGATAGCGGGAAAGGTGGCAGAAGTGCTGCTGGATGATATGAATCAGGCGGTTGTCTGCTTCAGGATAGAAGATGCGCCTGTGGCAGTCATTCGCCTGAACATGAGCAAGCGATCGGCCAAAAAGCAGCTGCCTATGCTCAAAGAACGACTGATGGAGGCGTTCGAAGAGTGGTTGGCATCTGAATAAAATCAGTCAATATGGACATGGACTTAATGGGGAGGCCGTATGGGAAGGCGACCAAAGATGACCAAGGCGGTTCAGGACCTCATTGTGGACGCAATCCTGAATGGCCATACGATTAGCTCTGCATGTGAGCTGGCAAAGGTTGCAAGACAGACAGAGTACGCTTATCGCATGAAGGATGATGAGTATAGGAAGCGCGTCGATGAGGCCCTGGATTCAAGAAATGAGCTTGTGGAGGACGCCCTGTTCGTCACCGCCCTGTCCGGCAACGTCCAGGCACAGCGCTTTTTCCTGATAAACCGCGGCAGACCACGCTGGCGCTCAGAGTTCGGCAAGGCAATTGAGGAGAGCGGTGGCGTTGGGGTGCTGGCAATTCCGGTGAAAGAGATTAGCGTGGTTCCGCCAGAAGAGATTGAGAAGAAATCGACCCGCAAAAGCGCCAAGCGAAGGGCGGCAGGCGCAAGGAAATCGAATGGCCCCAAGAAACCGCGCAAGAGAGCCAAATCTAAGAAAATTGAATGAAACGAATTTACTCGCTCAGCAGCGATGGCCGTATCGAGCTGAGACCGCACAAGGGACAGTACCTCGTCTGGACCGCCAAGGCGAGGTTTGTGCTCATGCTGTCGGGAGCGCAGAGCGGCAAGACTTCCTTCGGCCCCTGGTGGTTTGCGAGAGAAATCAACAGGACCGCAGACCCCGAAGGGGGAGATAACGACTACCTGGCGGTTACGACGAGCTTCCCTCTATTCAATCTCAAGATGCTGCCCGCCATGCAGGAGGTGTTCTGCGACCTGCTCAGGATAGGCAGGTATTGGCCTGGGGCCAGGGTGATTGAGTTGAAAGACCCAAAGGGCCGCTTTTGGGCGAGGAGGGCCACAGATAGAATGTGGGGCCGCATCATTCTGCTATCGATCGGCGGGACCGGCGGCATTCAGGCGGCTACGGCCAGGGCTGCATGGCTCGATGAGGTCGGAGATGATGAGTGGGACTTGAACGATTGGGTGGATGTCCAGCTCCGCACGGCGCTCTACCAGGGAAGGGTGCTGGGCACGACAACGCCGGATAATACAGGATGGCTCAAGACGGAGTGGTACGACCGTTGGCTCATGGGCGACCCAGATTATGAGGTGGTGCAGTTCCCCAACATTCTGAACCCGGCGTTCTCGCCAGAAGAGTTTGAGAGGGCCAGGCGAACGCTCCCAGATTGGCTGTTCAAGATGCGATACCTGGGAGAGTTCACCAGGCCGGCGGGCCTTATTTACAATGCCTTTGACCCATCGAAGATGATCGTGGACTCATTCTTGATACCGACCTATTGGGATAGAGTGTGCGGGATTGACTTCGGCGGAGCGAACACAGCGCAGATATGGCTCGCCCTCAACCCGCAGGATAATCGCTGGTATGTCTATGATGAGTACCTTGGCGGCAATGTCTCAACTCCTGAGCATGTCGAGAGGACAAAGGAGCACGACGCTGATGTGCTGGAGGACCCAGAGGGCAGCATAGAGTACGTTGGCGGCTCGCCGTCCGAAATACAGAGCAGGGCGGATTGGAGAGCAGCCGGCATTTATGTTGATGCTCCCAAGATTGGCGGAGTGGAAGAGGGAATCAGTCGGGTGATTGGGCTTATTAAATCAGATCGCTTCAGGGTATTCCGCTCATGCCGCGGCCTGCTGGCAGAGCTGGAGAGTTATAAACGCAAGATAGACAAGACAGGTCAGCCGACGAACCAGATTCAAGACAAGCGCAAATTCCATCGCCTGGATGCACTCAGGGCCGCTGTCACGATTATCAGCGATGCAGTGCAGGCTCAAGGGGTCATGCTGGAGGAGAAGGCCAGGCAGGATGTGTGGAGTAGGGAGCACTCAAGCTGGAGGTGAAGGATGCCGCATAGGCCAATATTGCTGAACTGCTTTCCCAAATCGGGTACTCATCTGATTGCTCAGATGGTCAGGCCGCTGGCGGAACCGGCGAGAGGCTTTGCCTCTCTGCCAGGGCAGCCCGCGGAAAGGTACCTGAGCATCTTTGAGAATGGCGGATGGGGACCGGCGGTCAGACCGCTAGAGAAAGTCATGGATGACCTCCATCATGTCGAAGATGGGAGCATGGTCGCAGGACATCTCGCAGCCAGCGTGCCGGTGCTCCAATGGATAAGGGAGCAAGGATGGGCGGTCATCTTTCTGCACAGGGACCTGCGAGACGTGGCCATTAGTGAGGCTTATCATGCTGGCAACCCCGATGATTCAAGGTGGAGACATCCCTTCAAGCGCATGTTCCAGAAGCTGCCGACGCACGAGGACAGAGTAAGGGCTGTCATCACTGGCCTCGCGGGATACACTTCGCTTAGAGAGAGATGGGAGCAATATGCATATTGGCTGGCACAGGACTGGGTGCTGCCCATTCAATACAGGGACCTCGTGATCAATCCTGTCACGTCCTGCCTGGCAATCCTGGGATACCTGCGTAAGCGAACGGGCATGAATTGGAGTAGCGAGCTTGTGAGCTATATGATAGATTCCGTCAGCCCCGAGGCCAGCCCGACCTTCAGGCGCGGGAAGCCTGGCGGATGGAAGGATGAAATGGGGCCGTCCCTGAGAGCGCTGGCGGAGAAAAAGCTGGGGGATTGGCTGGATGCCCTGGGATTCAATGAACCTCTGGAACGAACAGATGAGCAGTTCCTTGAACGGCTCAGAAAGGTGATGGCAGATGAATGGATTGACGATTATCGTAGCCGCTATCTTTATAGTTCTCGTGTTTCATTGCCTTTTCATGCTGATGATTCTGGCGCAGCTGGCCAAGGTGTCTGAATGGAGCGAGAAGATGGTGATGGAATTGCGCTTTTGGAAGGAGCAGGAGACTCTCATCGCCTCTCATGTCAGCGAGTTGATGACGGAGATAATGGCTCAAGATGATGCGGCTTGAGGAATATCTGAAGGAGATAGAAGCGGGCCGCATTCCAGCGGAGCCGCCCCAGGGGACAAGCATAGGCGGCGACTGGGCGGACATGAGTGCCCATAGGTTCGAAATGGTCAGGAAGGCAAGAGAGCAGCTGTTCAGGCGTGGCTGCTGGACAGTCATTGAGAAGGTGTGGACCAGCAAGCTGGCGGAGTGGATAGGCAGGCGCACGGTGCTGGAGGTGATGGCAGGCGGAGGCTGGGTCGCCAAGGCGCTTGAGGAATGCGGCGTGAGCATAGTGGCGACTGATGCCATGCTCAGGGAGTGGATGGCCATCCATGATCTGATGGAAGAACCGACAAACGTCATCGAGATGGACGGCATCAAGGCCATTCAATCATTCGGGCCAGCCTCGGACATCCTGCTAATCGTTTGGCCGCCTGTGGGTGATGAGCAGGTGCTCGATTTTGCAGAGGCATGGGGCAGCGAAAAGCCCATCGTCTACATAGGGGAGCGCAACGGTTACGGTCCGGCGCATAAGTTCTGGCGGGGTTTCGGCCTGCTGGCAGATCAGCCCGTCATCCCACTGCACTCATGGCCTGGGATACATGATAAGGTGATGGTTGGAAGGTGGTCTGGCGTTGATTGAGATGTGCTCAGATGCTATACTGCAAGGCGGTTAGGAGTGGCTATGCTTTGGATTTCGAGCTGCTATTACTGCGGGGCAGAATTGACGAGCGGCGGGATAGTTCACAAGCCATGGTGCCCATTAGCCGAGAATAATCATAATGTTGTGGATGATGGCCCGCCGAGGCAGGTGAGAGAGGGCTGGCGTTGCCCGCTCTGCGGCACAATTTACGCGCCTGATGTTTACCTCTGCGCGGCATGTAGCACGAAAAATGGCGGTCGGGACGCCCATATCAGGGAGGAACGATGCAAGAGAGAGCGGGTTTCAGGGAGCGCCTCATCCGCCTCATCGCGGGAGATACGCTCGAAGAAGCAGTAAGGCAGGCCGTCAAAGAGGCAAGCCATAGGGCCTTCGCAGATGGAATGAAGGAAGGCATCCAATGGGCGGGCGATGATGAGCCGCCCATGTTCACTTCTGACGGCAAGCCCATTAGCAGGGGGTACCGCAGTACCGTACATGCGCCGCGTGATTTGTCCTCAATCAGCCAGGAGAGGGCAATTGAAGCGGCGTATCGCCTATGGAATACGAACCCTCTTGCCAAGGCGATCACGGAGATTATTGTAGATTATGTGCTGGGCGATGGCATCACGATTTCGGCGAAGAATGATGAGGTGGCCGAAGCGCTCGATGCATTCTGGAATGACCCAGTGAATGACCTCGATGGCGAGCTGGCGGAGAGCATCGTAAGGGAGCTGTCGCTTTTCGGAGAGCAGTTGTTCATCGCATATGTCAGGGACGGTGAGCAGCTTGGCATGAAGGGCGACGGCCGGCTCAGGCTGGCCCCTGTGGACCCAAGCCAGATAGCGGCTATCATCACAAACCCGAAAAACCGCAGGGATGTAATCGCAATCAGGCTGAAGGGAGAAACCGGCAGCCTGGATAATGGTCCCATCTACAAGCTGATCAGGTCGGAGGGAAAAGACGGCCCGCTCCAGGGCTATAAGGACCTGGAAGCATGGCGAATGATTTCAGAGGACAGCGGCAACGATCGCTTGAGTGAAGCCGAAAGGCGACAGCTTCACGCCCGGCTCAATCGCCGGCTTAAGAAAGGCCAGGAGTGGCGTTTCGTAGAGGCTGATGATGGCACAGGTCGGGCGCAGCTTCAAAAGGCCGAGAAGGTTTTGGAAGGACAGGAATATAAAGGCGAATGCTTTCTGTTCCAGGTGAACAAGCTCAGCACAGGCATTCGAGGCAGGCCCGACCTGCTACCAATGATTGATTGGCTTGATCGCTATGATCAGCTTTTCTTCGATGGCGCGGAGCATGTGGAAGCTCTAAAGCGTTTTGTGTGGGATGTCACCGTGGAGGGCGGCAGTGAGACTGCATCGGACCCCGAATTGAATTTGAGCGTCCATGCGGCCAGGGTAGGCCGGGCCAGGGCGACAAGCGTCTATGCCCACAACGAAAGAGTGAAGCTGAATGCAGTGAACCCAAGCCTGCATACGCCGGAACTTCAGACGCTGATCAGGGCGCTTAGGATTTTCATTGCCGGCGGCATGCGCATTCCCGAACATTGGTTGGCAGAGGGCGGATATACCAATAGGGCTACGGCGGCCGAGATGGGGGAGCCGACCTTCAAGATGCTGTCACGGCGGCAAAAATTCGTGCAGAATATGTTCAAGCAGATTTGCCAGTATCAGATTGATGTGCTGGTGGCGCTTGGCCTTCTGCCGGAGGAAGTGGAGGTTCCCGGAAGCTCGGATGATGTCGAAATGGTGAAGGCCAGGGATGCGTTTGAGGTCTCGATGTCGCATATCAGCTCGAAGGATATGCTGCGGGTCAGCCAGGCGTTTATGAATGTGGTGAATGTGGTCCTGCGGCTTTTTATGGCCAAGATGATTACAATGGACAAGGCCATAGAGCTGATCGCCGCTATCGTGAAGATGTTCGGCGTTGAGATAGACATGGAAAAGACGCTGGCCTATCATGAGAAAGAGGAGATGGAGGCGAATGCGCTGAAGGACTTGCTGGATGAGCTTGGCCAGGAGGAGCCTGAGACCGAGGAAGAAGCCGAAACCGAAGGCCAGGAGTCGAAACAGGAGGCGGCATAGAGAATGCCATCAGCGGCCGATCGATTTTCTCGGCAGATTGAGCGCCTGGTCCGCAAGGCTCAGGCGCTCGATGATGAGGCAAGAAGGCGGCTCATCAGAAGGTTGACGGATGCCCGCAAGGAGCTGCATAGACTCATAACCTCGGCGGAATTGGCCGGATTGTCGCCTGCGGAAATCCAGGCCATGCTCGCCTCGGTCGATGCTTCGCTGATCGATGCCGCCACCGATATA